GGTGAAGACCAAAGAAGGCGTCTTAGACCCGCTCGCAGTAGCCGAGTCGCTCAAAGCCGCGTTCGTCGACTATCCCCATTGCGCCCCGCCCGCACCCGCCCCGGCCGCGCCTGTCTCCACCCTCTGCACGCTCATTCCCTGCAATGACTGGCACATCAATATGTCAGCATGGGGGAAGCAAACCGGGACAAATTGGGACTTGAAGATTGCCGAACCGACAATCGGCAATGCCGTGGTGGACGCGATCACGCGCAGCCCGAGCAGCGCCGAATGTCTCTTGCTCGGCGGTGGCGATCTCCTCCACACCAACGGCAAGCGTAACGAGACGGCCAACGGCACGCCGCAGGACGCCGATAACCGCTACGAAAAGGGCGTGGACGTCGTTACTCAAATGATGGTGCGCGCGGCCGACGCGGCGTTGCTGCGACACCGGCACGTCATCATTCGAATCCTCAAGGGCAACCATGACGAAGATTCGAGCGTGGCAATCGTCTATTTTCTACGCGCATGGTATCGCAACGAACCGCGCGTCACCGTGGACACTGACCCGTCCGATTATTTTTGGTTTCGGTTCGGTCTGGTTCTGATCGGCGCCGCGCACGGTCACCAGTCTTCGAACCATATCGCCAAAATGCCCGGCATCATGGCCGCACGGCGCGCGGTCGATTGGGGAATGACGAAATTCCGCTATGTCCATGGCTTCCATTTGCACCATAGCGCCAAGATCGCGACCGAAGGTAACGGCGTGATTTGTGAAATTCACCAGGCACCAATTCCGCAGGACGCGTGGCATTTCGGCTCGGGCTTCCTGTCAGGCCGCTCGGTGCAGGCAATCACCTATCACAAGGACTTCGGCGAGATCAGCCGAGTCCGCACTGCCATCCTGGACGCGGAGGCTGTCGTATGACCGCCGCGCAGGAAGCCGCGTGCTTGATTGCGATCGTTCTCCTCCTGGTGGCGATCGTACCGTTTTGGTTGCGTGACGAATTGGAGCGTTGGAAGTGAAACACATTGCAAGCCCGTCGCTCGCACTGCGGCAAATGCAGGCTATCGAGGATTGGGAGACGCCGGCCGCAGCGCCGCGCATCATCATTGCATTCGCCGGCCTCGCCGGATCGGGCAAGAGCACCGCCGCCATGCACCTGGTCAATTGTCACGGTTTCCGGCGCGTGCGTCTCGCCGGCCCGCTCAAAGCCATGTTGACCGCGCTCGGGCTCACCGCAGCGGAGATCGATGGCGACCGCAAGGAACAGCCGTGCGCGCTGCTCGGCGGCAAGACGCCGCGGTGGGCCATGCAGACGATCGGGACCGAGTGGGGGCGGGAGTTGATCGATCCGAACCTGTGGACCAGGGCGTGGCGCGCTGCCGTTGATGCGCTGCCGGCCGGCGTTCCGGTGGTCGTGGATGATTGCCGGTTCCCGAATGAAGCCGATGCGGTGGCAGAGGCCGGCGGGGTTCTGGTTCGAATTGAGCGCCCCGGTGCGGGCGCTGGTGCCGCTGGACATGCGAGCGAGGCGCATCAACTGCCCGCGGCGTGTACCTTGGCAAACGTCGGAGATGAGCGCCAATTGCGGGGAATGGACGACGAGGTGTTGGAACGACTGGTAAAGTAAGCGGGCATTCGCGCCCGCTCCATCTCTACAGCTTTGGTGCTTCGATCCCGTGTTCCTTGGCCAAGGCCATAACCTGGACGCGCACGCGTTCAACTGACTCGTGCAACAGGCTGATATCGAACACGAGGCTGAACAGCACGCGCTCGGTGAACCCAGTAGTCATTTCCGCCTCATCGCCAAAGGCGACGATTTTACTTTTCCCGATGTCTGGTGGTGTCATTACACTTGCTCTTTTCACGTCTTTTGGTCCTCCCACAGACCGTTTTACCCCTGCCTCACCGTGGCCATATATGCGGCAACAATGCACGCTCAAAGTGAGCCGTTTTGCTCACGGTATGCCGCTGGGTACCGGTTGTATCAATTCGTGAGAATGCAACCGTGGATATCGGGGAACAATTCAAGCGGTCCGCTTTTTGGTTTTCTTCGCTTCCGCAGCCTTTGCCGCGGCGATTTGCTCCTTTGTGCGACGCTTGCGGCGTTTCTTTGCCGGCGGCTGCTGGTCCGCCTCGAACACCTCCATGACCGGGACAATCCACCGGTCCGGAAGCCCCATGTCAATTAGCCGTTTCATGGTTGCGAAATGTGGCATTGCCGCCCTCTCCTGGTTTGAAAGGTGGCAGAATACATGCGGCGGGGCGGGTTAGCCAAGGGTGGCGAACCGGACTGGCGAACCGCCAAATAAAGCCTTTAAAATAAGGGGTTTTGGCGCTCCCTAGGGGAATTTCTCGGCCAAGTAATTTCAACCACTTAGCGGTACCGGTTAGCCGTTTTGGTTTCCGTATGTTCTCGTGGTTATCCAGCCGTTGGCTTTCGGCGCCAGTTCGCCAAGGTCGCCATACCAGCGGCGGCCATGAGCCGCTGTTCTGCCTCCGCCGAATATAACTCAGCGTGCTTCATGTCGTCGTGCCCGAGCACGTCCATAAGCTGGCGGGTCGTGGCGCCGTGTTCCGCCAGTGCCTTGCCGAGCGTCTTGCGGAGGCCGTGCAGCGTGTGCCCCGGCGGGATGCCGGCCGCCTTCGTCCAATCCTGCATGCGCATTCCGAGCGCCTTGGGCGAGAACGGGCGACCATATTGGGTCATCACGACGAACTCGCGCGTCATGTCGACGGTGTCCAGGACGTCTCGCAGGTTCGGGTGCATCGGAATCCATAGCGGCTTGCCGGTCTTCTGCTGAACGACGTTCGTGGCCAATGCCTCAAAGTCCGCCGGCCGAACCTGCGTCACGTCCGAGCGACGATGACCGAAGTAGAGCGCCAGCGAATAGACCAGCCGTGGCGTCGAGCCGATCGGCCAACGAGCCTCGAACCGATCAAGCATTTCGTCGGGCCACGCTTTCCAGCCACCATAAGCCGGCCGGTATTTGAGCCGATACGTCGGGTCAACCTCGATCCATTCGGAATCGAGTGCGACGCCAATCAATTTGCGGATGACGCGGAGGAGATGCGCGGCGGCGTGCGGCGTGTCCGAGCGCCTGGCCAAGATCGCCTTGACGTGCTTCCGTTTGAGATCCGCCACGGCGACGTCGCCGAAAGTCACGGTCTCACCATCCGCAATTGGCATTTGCAGGAATGTTTCGGCTATCCGGGTTTGAGCGTCCTTGATCGCCGGCCCGAGCGACTTCCATTCGGGCGTATCGGCGCGCAGGATGCGCCATGCCGCGCGGAGCGACTGTGGAGCGGCTGCACTGCGCAAACGCACCACGGAGGCGCGCACAGGCTCGCGTCCTTCGACCGCAGCGGTATAGGCGACGTCAAATTCGGGGGAACCGGGTTCGCCCGGTAATTGCACGGTTTTCTTGCCGCGCCGGAACCGCCAGCGGCGTTTTCCATGGCGATCGAGGTATGAGCCTGCGTTCGGGTATTGGTCGGACATGGTTGCAGCCTAGACGGCTTGCAGCATTCGGTCCAGCGGGTTCGCCCTGGTATCGTCCGGAAGATCCGAAAAGGCCATGTCCAGTTTGATCCGATCCCACACCACGCGACCGTCAACGCGCTTGGCGCGCGGCATGCGCCCGTCCGTGACCATCTCGTCAAACTTGGTGGTGCCGACCCCGATATAGCGCGCGGCTTCCTCGCGGGACATACCGCGCGGTGCGTAGGCGATGGGATCGGGGCGGACGGTCATGCGAACTTCACCCGCTCTTGTGCGATGAACTCGGCTAGTTTCCCCTCATGACGGAACCACTCGCCGCGAATCGAGTACCTTGCAAATCGAGAATGAAATTCGCGTTCTTGTGTGAAGTCACCTGGTACGAGCAGCAACACAACCAACGGAATCGGTGACATTGCGTCGAGATCAGACAGACGTCGCGCAATTGTGGTCGTGTAGCCGATTTTGACGAACAACGCGGTCCCGATGAAATAGACGCAGTGCGTATTCGCGAAACGGTAAAACATCCGCCCATCAATCTGATCGGAGATTGTCGACCTGTCATATGGCGACCTACCGAGAACGGCGTCCGCGCCGGGGATAAGCCGAGCGGCTTCGTGGAGGGTCAGGAGGGCGTCAGGGGCGGTCATGGGAACGGCACCAGCGGTTGAGTCCCCTTGACATAGAGCGGATGGCGCGGGTGGCCGTCTTTGGTCTTACCGAGACAGACGAGTCGGGCGTTGCGGTTCTGCAATGCCCACACGGTACCCGCGACAGCATCACCGCCGAGCGTTCCCCACGCACAGACAACCGGTGTCATGGTGGCTGCGGCAGCCGTAGTCGTGAGCGTGACGTGGTCTGCGTTGCCTGGTCCGAAGGGGTCTATCGCTTTCCGAACCTCTTTCGGATCGGTCGCGCGCAACGCGTACAGGTTAACCACGCGAATGCCGCCAGCACCCTCGCGCCGCGCAAATTCCATGCAACGACGAATGGTTTGGTCATCGTTGCTTGCGTCTGCCGTACTCGGGTTGAGCATCACGAAGCCGAGCAGCGGACCTGACGACCAGCGCCGCGTCAACAGGTAGCGGTATCGGTGGCACGGCGAGATGATGGCTGTCTTGATGATATCGGTCACGAGTTGCCCGTCATGGCGAACAGCGAACCGCCCCACGAAAGAGTCGGAGAAACCCAACCCAAATAAAGAGGGTTCGCCGGGTCTGAGCGTGGTTTGATCGTAATCGTCTTGGACTGCTCGGCGACCATTCGCGCGAACTCTTTCGCCGTCTCGGGGTGCATCAGGTACGTGGCGCCGTTGTCCATGGTGATTGCGTCGGTGCGCGGAACATGACGCGTGACGACGTTCTGGCGGTGACCCTGTTTCATCCGGCGACGGGCGCGGCTCGGCGAGCGCACGCGCGACCAGTCCTCAACGGTTTTGACCATGTGAAGAGATTCAATGATCCTCATGTGCGCCCCAAGACGTTCGAACTTACAGCGACCCGATACGGTCCGCGCGAACCGGTACGAAAAATGTCGACCAAACCAGCATCGCGTAGCGCGCTCCACGTCGAACGCATGAACGGCGCTAGTTCTCCGGCCGCGAGTAGAACGCCGTTTTTGTCGAAAATTCCGGTACCGTTGTGCTCGCGTAGCCATTTCAACGCGGCGCGCTGTGCTTCTGTGAGTTGAGCCACCTTATCCATCGCACGACTCCAGATACCGCGCGCCCGCCGCAGTCAGATGCATTTCGCCCCACCAGCCCACGCAACAGAACCCCACGAGCAGCGCGGACCATGTCGGTCCCATCGCCACATAGGCGGGCGATTCGTAGAGCGCGCGGGCGAGGGCGTCGTTCATTTCTCCGCCGTGACGTCTTCGAACCAGATCAGAGCTTCAAGAAGCTTCTTTCGTGCGGCGGAATAGACGTTGGATGACAGGATTGTCGCGATCTCGATGGGTTCGCCGAGACGTGATTTGGTTGGCATCGACCCCCATGCGCTTTGAATCATTGTCGTGAAATCGGCTTCCACCGCCTCACGATATGACTTGTGCAATCGTCCGTTGACGTCTTGCCATGCCTGCACTTCTTTCATTTTCTTTGTTCCTGACCTGTGCCTAGCTACTGCGGACTTACAAACGCCACTACGCGCTGCCGACTGTAGACGCTCTCACGGACGCGCCCACCGTGGTTGCCGGAAATCACGATCGGGTTGCCCTGCGAGTCGATGCCTGACACGACGCCGACGTGTCCGCCGCCGCGCCTGGACATGACCGCAATCGCGCCGACGTGCATATCTGTCTTGGGTAGCGCCGCGAAGCTTCGTGCCATATCCGATCCCGTGCCGTGGTGCCCCGTCTTGGACAGCACGTAATTCATGAAACGAGCGCACCATAGGTTCGAGCGACCGTATACCGCGCCCTTGCCCAATTCGGCGCGAGCGGCCGACACGACGTCGCTCCCTACCGACGCGGCACCCTGGAAAAAGGACCAGAACGAGGCTGGGCCGACCGGTGCGCCGATCGGGCGGACGTGGTGCGCCGGGTGTCGGTGACGATGCTTGGCGAGCGCGGGCGACGTGAGCGTGACAAGGGCGACAGCAATCAGGAGGGACCGGCGCATCACTTCTGCCCTCCGTTTCGTCCCGCTTCCGGCACCAGGGGCGGCGAACCGAAACGCTTCGTGGCCGCGTGTCTGTGCGCCTCGGGCGCCGATCGCCGCGTCACCATCACGGGCGGGTTGTCGATCATGTCCCGCATTTCCGGTGCAAGGCTCGGGCTCGCCACTTCCTCCCCCGCACGCAGCACGTAGCCGCGGCCCCATACGGTTTCGATCAGGTTTGGCGGCAGCTTGCGACGGAGCTTGCAAATGAACACATCAATAATCTTGATCTCGGGCTCATCCATGCCGCCATAGAGATGGTTGAGGAACATCTCTTTGGTAACGAGGCTGCCTTTGCGCAATGCCAGAAGTTCGAGCATCTCGTATTCTTTACCGGTCGGCGAGATGCGCTCGCCGTGCACGTAGGCGGTACGGGTGTCGAAATTCACCGTGAGCGGGCCGATATCGACTTTCGACGTGGCGTGACCCTTCGTCCGGCGCACGACCGCATGAATGCGCGCGACCAGTTCGTCTTTGTGGAACGGCTTGGTCATGTAGTCGTCGGCGCCGATTCCGAGCCCCTTCACCTTGTCCTGGATGCCGGCGAGGCCGGACACGATGATAACGGGCGTCTTGACCTTCGCGAGGCGCATCCGCTTCAAGACGTCAAAGCCGGACATGTCGGGCAATGCGATCTCCAGCAGCATGCAGTCGTAATCGTACAGACGCGCGAGATCCAAACCCTCATCGCCCATGTCGGTCGTGTAGACGTTGAACCCTTCGGACTTCAGCATCAGTTCAATACTGGCGGCTACGGCGGTATCCGGGTCAACGAGAAGGATTCGCATTATGTCCCCTTGGTTAACCGAATATACGCACGATAAATTCGAAATGTCAACACTCACGCCTAAGGAACAGTGAGCCCGTGGTGAGCAGACCAGGCACGCGCGTCCGCCAGATTGTCTACCACGACCGACGCCGCCATGCCGGCGCGCATCAGACGCGGGTGCGTGAGCTTCTGCGCGCCGTTCAATTGTCGTTCGGGCGGCTGCGGACCGCCGGGCTTCTTTAGCTCCATGCCGAACAGTAATCCCCACGTCCCGTATGGTCCGAAATCGGTCGGCCGCAGGAACAGGAGATCATGCACACCCGCAACGACTCCGATTTCCTTGAACTCTTTGCCCTCCCGCGCCCCGCGCTGGCCACCGTTCGGCGTGTGCCAACATTCGACACCTGGCAACAGTGCGGGCGGCTTGGTCGGCACCCCATGCTTGTCCGGCCACCCCACGAGCCATTGGTAGTATGCTTTTTGGAGTTGCGTTTCGCTCGGCACCGGCATTGAAAATTTTCCTAAAATTGAGCACTTTTGAACAGCCGGCCACGTTGCACGGCGCTACTTTCGGTTGTAAGATAAGAGGTGAGCCATGTTGACCCATTTTCAGTATCTCGACAGCCTCAACCGTCTCCACCTCACCGACACCCCCGGAATGGTGCTGTTCCTCGAAAGTCGTTTCATGCTCCCCCGCAAGGAAGTACGGGCCATTGTGATAAAGTGGGAACGCACGCACGTTCCGTGGTGCGGTGGTCCTGTCTGCTTCAGGGATTCCGACTCGAACACAGACGGGAGGTGGTGAAAACAAAATCGCCGCACGGGAAAGCAGTGAGGGTCATGTGCTCAGCCCACCGTTCCCTCGCTGCTTTCTCCGATCACCAGCTTGCGTGCCTTCTCAACATACCACTCGTAATTGACGCGCTGGAACGAGAAGTCGGACGCACGGTTGCACTGCGCGACCAGGTACCCCGCTTCAATCCCCATTTCGCGAATCTCGTAACGCGATTTGTTTTTGGTATGCACACGAGCATCCCACGTCCCCGCCGGGATCTCGCCGAGAACGCCGTAATATTCCGTGTCCGTTACCTTCGGTCGACGTTTCCAGTCCCCCACCGTCGCGCCCTTGGCCGGCGGAGACACCTTTTTCATCGGGGCGCCGTCCGTCGCGATATAATAGCGGGTGATGCGCTGCTGTTCCTGGTCACCGATCCAAAGTTCGCTGGAACGGTCGCATTTGGCGCGACACATGAAGTCGAACGGGTCGCGGTGGCTATATATGAACCGCTCAATATCCACACCCCGCGTCATGTGCTCGACGGCTGCCATGATGACGATCTGAGCGGAAAAGTCCTTGTGCCATGCTTGCTCGTTCGTGATCTCCTCCGCGTCCTTCGGGAACCAAAACGCGCCTTTCTTTTTCAGCTTTCCGTCAACCGACTCGGCAACGTAGTTGTTGACGTCGCGAATCCACATTCGTGAATATTGCACTTCCTCCAGAACCAGGCGCGTCGCTCGCTCCCAAATGGCGCGGATGAGCCGAGCATGCTCCAGCCACTCGCGCCGACACCGATAGGTGATGCCGTCGGTGTTCGCTTGGATAATCTGCAATGTTGGGACTTCAAGCAACCACTCGGCGAGCATGCAAATCAGCAGTTGCCCGTTGATGGTCGTGGCCATGGTTACCTGTGCGTCCAGGAACACCGAATGAACGTTGTTGGTGTTACCGAACGTTCCATTACCGCCGAGCTTGAATCCGCGATTTCGCGGTGTCCCCTTTTTGTATTTGGCGCGCTCGATTGGGATCTCTGAGAACACCTCAACGAACCGTTCCCCCAAATGCTCGGGATAGAGGCGGTTCGCGATCATGTTGGCAGGGTACATGCCGGCCACATCGATATCGACGATTGCGTGTTCCGCGTCGGCAGCAAACCGCTGCTTGTCCACGCTCGCATGCATGCCGCCGAGCCCGAAGACAAAATCAATGCCGCCGACCCGCGCCTGTACGTCGTGAAAAACGCCCTTGGTTTTGATCTTTCCCGTAACTTCGTCGGCGTTCAACGTCTGCGCTCGCAGCCACGTCAAGATGCGTTGAAACTCGGGGTTCTCGAACTTGACGTGAGGGAAGATGATATCATTGATCGCGATCGTCTCACGAATCGTTTGCCGCGGTCTCTTGCTCCCCGATTCCCACGTATAGCAGAGATCGTTGCCGAGCCGCTGTTCAACGAGCTTCGCGCCGATCTTGACGTCATTCCAGTTGACCACGTCGCCCGTCACCAGGTCGTCGGTGATCTCAATCCGGAACTTGATCGCGTCCAGGACAAACAACGCGAAGCGTTTTGTCTCGGCGGTGTCATGTCGGTTGTAGGGGATCAAGACGCCGCGTACCTGGTCGGCGGTCATCGGCACACCGAACGGAAGCGGCATTTCCTCAACCGACTCGCTGCGCATGGCGAATTGCAGCGCCTTGAGGCTGGTCTTTTTGTTGGGGTTGTCGAAGTGCATCAACTTGAAGAGATCAATTTGCGGGAAGACGCGATCGGACTCCCACACCTGGAAACCGAACCGATTGTCACCGCGCGAACTCTTCAGAACCGACATTGCGTAGTCGTATATTTCCTCCACGGAAGCGTAGGGGTGCTCCAAGATGAAGTGCATCACCGGATAGTCGAAACCAAGCGTGTTAAAGCCGATGAAGGGGATTTGGTGCTGGCGCCAGTAGTCGAACCATGCCAGCAACTCGCGGCGATCGTCGCGGAAGTGGCTTATCTCAAACGTCATGTCCAGGTCGGAGAAAAGCCCCTGCACGTTGAGGGTAAACGTGTTCGGCAGAGTCTCGATATCCCCGCAAACCGCTTGTTCGAGGCTTATGGGCACTGCAAAGACCCATCAGGCAGGATGACCCAAACCGGCTTGCGGACGCGGCGCGCGTATCGGATCGTTGACCAGGTGCCGGACCGCAACTGCTCCTCAAACTCGCCGGGCGTCGCAATCATCTCCTGCGCGGCGTCGACTATGTGCCGGTTGCGTTCGAGATAGGGATACGGCGTCCGCCATTCATCGGCGGGGAAAAACGCGCGCTTGCTGTCGTTGGTCGGCGGGTGGCCAATGATACGGAAGCCGGCGAGGCGCGCACCGTGCGCCGCTTGCGCGTCGGAGCCGATGCAATCGCCCTCGTGAAATTCACTGGAACGCATCGCGCGGGCGATCAGGAGCGCCCAAAGGGTCGGCCACTGCGCCTCAGTCATACCGCGCTGCGTTCCGGTGAAGCCGACGATCATTGAGTACCTTGGAAATGGAGTGTGTGTGGGTTGCCAGCCTTGAACGACGTATGAAGCAAGCGGCTCGGGTTCGCAGGCTGACTTTCTGGGAGCGACCGTCTCCCACACTAGACGACCGAGAGATCACCCGGCCACTAACCGAAAAGAAGGAACGCGACGCGGTGTTTGTCACTACCGGAGCTTTACCGCCCCACCGCGTCGCGTTGCGGACCAGTCCTTTGCACTTGCGAACCGCAAGACTCTTTCGAGCGGATACGTGTTTTACAGGTCCGTCACGTATTGAATCGGGACGGCGCAGCACGCGGAACTTACCTCCGCGCCGCCCCAAAGAGTTACCGCGGGATCGGCGGCAGCGGAGGCGGTCCACCAGCGCCAACGGCAGCGGTCAAAGCACCATGGATAACGCCGACGGCATGAGCGACGGGGGCAGAGGGTGGCATCGGCGGGGCACCGGGAGCGGGGGCGTAGACCGGCGCCACCGGCGCGACGGGAGCAAGAGGCGGGCTCGCCACGGATGCCGCACCAGGGATGGGCGGTGCCGGCTGTCGCACCATCCCCGGCCCGGTGGTGCCGATCGGGATTCCCGCGAACATCTGTGCCGTCGACTTCGGTCCGCCGCCGATCAATTCACCAGGGCGCGTATAGGCCACGCCCTCATATGAGAAGTTTACGCCCCACGTCTCCCGCTGGAAACTGTAGGCATTCATGGAGACGTAACCGTAATCACCGGACTTAAACATCCGAACGCCGTTGATGTCCTGTGCGGGGATATCCTGCATCGCACCGCCCTGCAGAAGGGACACCTTCGGTCCCTGCGCGAGATTGGTAGCGACCTCGACGACCCATGAGCCGACGCGCCACTTGTTGCGCTCGGTGATCTGTTCGGGCGTCAATGCCTTCTCGCCGGGTTTCGGTTTGTGTGCGTGCGGAATGTCGCCGTCCTGGATCGGCCACTTGCCGCCGTCGGGCCACGATCCCCACGCCTTGGTGGCCGCCTCCATGGCCATGGCAGAGAGCTTGGCATAGTTCGGGCAGGTTTCCGCCGGTCCGAGTTTGGGGACGAGAACGACCGCGTCGTTTCGGGGACTCTTGAGAAGGGCACCGCCCGCGGTCTTGGTACGCTTTTCGAAGTGGAACGGGTATGCAATGCGGCATTCGCCGATCAACTGCGTTTCGCTGCGTTTGGTGTCGTGCTTAACGTCTGCCATCTAGGCAACTCCTGTGACTTTGGTGAACTTCTGCAACAACGCGAACTTACACGTTACGTGCGATTTGTCAACGGCTCACGGTTGGCAAATTGTCCGTATCTCCCCTTTTGCGCGCTGCGCCGCTGCACGAGCCGAGAGATGGTCGAACGTTCACGATCGAACACCTCGCACAGAGCGTCCAGGGTCGCGCCACCCTCCCAAAGTGAAATGCACTGGTCGCGCTCGGCAGGCGTCATATGGTTCGGACGGACGAGTTTGCGTGGCCGGTTACGTGGCATTGGTCAACCCCGGTATCCCCGCGAACATGTCTTGCGAGGTGCGCGGCGCCCATGACTTCCGGGTGTCCGTCTCGGGTGCGAGCACCGGCCCGCCGGGCGGCTTGTCCGCAAGCGCTTCCACATCAATGCCCATGGCTTCGGCCTGCGCGGGTGTCGGTGGTTCGAGCCCGTCAAGCCCCTTTACCTCGAATACGACCTTCCGGGCCTCTTGCTTGGACTTCCACGCCCGATGCTTCACCGACGTGACCAGCTTCATGCCCGGCACCACCGCGCCCGCCAGTGCCTTCTTTGTCGCGGTCTTCACCAAGCCTTCAAAGAAATGATCAATCGGCTTCTTGCATGCGAGGAAGATCGCGACCTGTCCGGGGTCGACGTCACCGACCGGCCCGCGCGCCATGGCCGTGCCCAACTGCGCGAGAATGTCTCGGGTCGGCTCGCAAATGCCAAACAGGGGG